CGAGCGCGAGCACGTAACGGCGACCGAAATGGAATTAAATACTACCTTGTCTTTATTATTATTATTGATACTAATGACAAGCACCATCATCCCCGAATTAGAAGAAACCCATAAATATATCCACAATAAACTGGATGTATTTATAAAAAATCGGAAAATACCAAATATTATATTTTACGGCCCTCATGGTTCAGGAAAAACGTATATATTAAATCGTTTCATCAACGCAGTATATGGTGGCGATAAAACCGCGATGAAAAATTATATCATGCGCGCGAATTGCGCCCACGGTAAAGGAATACGTTTTATCCGCGAAGAATTAAAGTTTTTCGCAAAGACCAATATTGATATGAAGGAGGGCGCTATATTCAAAACGGTTATATTGACGAACGCAGATAAACTCACGATTGACGCACAATCCGCGCTACGAAGGTGTATCGAATTATTTAGCTCATCTACTCGGTTTTTTATTGTGGTTGAGAACAAGGATAGTTTATTGAAACCGATTCTCTCGAGGTTTTGTGATATTTATATACCCCCTCCGATGATTACGGGGGCGGCGGGCGAATGCGGCGACGACAGCCCGACAAGAGCTATAAACCTACATAGTTGGCTTGCGAATAAAGCGTGTGATACATATAAAATCAACAAGTCGAGAGAACCTCCTCTACATGAATTAATAACGATACATCCGAGTTACTTACGGGGGTCGGTGTCGGCGGATTGTGAAGATAAACCCAGTTGTAAAGATTATGAAAAAATACTGGATTTGTCTGTGTCATTGTACGAACAAGGCTATTGTGGGTTGGATGTCATCGATTTTATTCATACTCACCCCAATATTATTGATATCCATCGATACGAACTACTCATCATGTTCGACAAGGTGAGGAAAGAGTTTAGAAATGAAAAGCTTCTATTGCTTTATTTTCTCCATTTCATAGTATTTCGTTGTAATGTGAGTTTAGAAAATATTTCATTTATGTAATTACGATATTAGACTTCCGCTATGGACGATTATTCTGTAACTTCGCTTTATGAATCCAAAAACGAATGGGCGTCGCGCCTTGTGAATATTTTGACGCCTCTCGTCCAAGAAGGTATTCGCTCTATTTTCGATGAAGCAGTCAAGCTTTGTGTCGGGAATAAAGAGCAGGATAAGTACTTGATGACGTTCCAGAACCTTCTCTCGCGTGTACCCAAATGGAATCCAAACATCATCAAGGATGAAACCGCGCGAATTAAGGAGCGCAGTACGTGTGGTTATTTAGAAGATTTGATTACCTGTGTTCATATTATTCACTTGAAATGTATGACTGTCATGCGTGTCGGAAACAAGCAGAAGAAGGTCGATATCAAAATCCCGCAATTGGCGGATTTCGTCCATAAGATATACGTGAATAGTGCGCGAAAGGTGTATTCGAATGTATATATTTTCGAGAAGGGGATCCAACCCCTTCATATTCAGCGCAACAATCGCGAATTTGAGATTATCGTCAAGGAGTGTATTTACAACACGATTCGCGATAATATTCCGGTTGAAGAACTAATCAAGATGTATTTAGAAGATACGATTGAGGATGTAGTCGAAGTGACCGAGAGCGAGGAAGTGATTAATCAGGAACCTATTCTCTCGGAAGAGGACGCCAATCTCTCGGCGAGACGGCGCGCGCATCATGGGAGCACGCGGCGAAGACGTCATCGCGACAGGGTAAGCGGCGAAGAAGACGGCGCGGGCGGCGGCGGCAACGATGATGAAAGTAATGGGGCGGCGGCTACTGCTGCTGGCAGCGGCACTATTGACCAACTTGATTTCGTAGGCGAATTAAACGGCAGTTCAAATTTAGGAAATGATTCTTCTTCATCGTCGGCTGCGAGTAGCGGCGGCGGCGGCGGCGGCATATCCTTTGGCGCGAATGAGGTGCGAACATTTGAAACGGATTCGAGCGAGAGAAAGAACGAGTATATGAGCAACGACAATGACGATGCCGACGATGATGACGACAGTGGTAGCGGACGTTTGAATATTGGCGGCGATATTCGTTTAGACACTCTGGATATTCATACCCTGAATGATGCGCAAGAACTCAACGCACCGCCATTGTTAGACGATATCGAAGTGCTGGCGTAGTGTTGTCTTATTAGAATACATTTATTAGAATACATTTATTATTATTTTATTATTATTTTATTATAACAAAATAATGCGGAAAACTCGCCGTATCAATAAGCGACGTAAATATTCATTACGTAAGCGTAAAAGTCGGCGCATCAATATGAAAGGTGGGAGAGGTCTTGATAATACTTGTCAAGAGATTGGGATGAGTTCAAAACATTATTTCGCAGATCATGACACTCGTATTAAGAATATTGAAAACCTTAGATTATTTACATTTGGAAATACGGCTCAATATGACGCTTGGTTAAGTCTTTTGAGACTGTGTTATACTAAAGACATTCCTGTATATATTCTTACAAGCGGCAATAAAATTGGTATTATAATTACATTACAACTCGCGGGATTACAAAAGTATTTTGAGGATGTATTATGTGTAAGTGACAATACAAGTGTAAATCCTCGTACTCCTATTCATACAGTAGATCATAATTTTCATGGTAAAACAAAATATGAAGTCATTCAGCAAATTATGACAGAAAAAGGAATACCTTGTGTTGGAGAACGTAGAGGGTTTTTTCTTGATGATGTTATCGATCATAGTACAGATTCAGTTTTGTGTCCTTCAATTGAGTTTAGGGATGTTATTAATCCAAGTGGAAAACCACCCGATTTTAATTGGGCACAAATACACGAAAACCCAATTTATAATGTAAATGTTGAAAAACTGGAATTAGAACCAATTAGTGATGATGGAGGAAATTATAATTTTACACCGATTACGATAATAGAAGAAATAACCACCGAAGTTAGTCATGACAGGGTTAAAATATTATTTTTGGATTTTGACAAAACATTTCAAATGTGGCCAGGTGCGATACCATTTCATCTTTCTTCTACAGAGCGCGAATTCAATAACAAAAAGTACGGGTTAATGTATAAATACAGTTAAGGATAACATTATTACATAACCTTTTAGACGATATCGAAGTGCTGGCGTAATAATTCGTTTGGTTTGTTTTTATTTAATGCGATGAAACAGTATAATTCGGTGTAATGGAAGACATTATAAATTATTGGAACAAACAACCCTGTAATATCAAACACTCCTCTTGTGAAGTTGGTACGAAGGAGTATTTTGATGAGGTCGAAAAACGTAAGTATTACGTAGAGTCGCATATTCCCAGTTTCGCCGATTTTAATAAATGGAGCGGAAAAAAGGTATTGGAAATAGGATGTGGAATCGGAACAGACGCAGTCAATTTCGCAAAAAATGGCGCAGAATATACTGGAATTGAGTTATCGGAAACATCTCTTGAATTGACGAAAAAGAGGTTCGATGTATTCCAATTGAAGGGGTCTTTTTTCAATATAGACGCACAAAATCTAGAAGAATTATCTAGTGTAGGATGCGATTTTGATTTGATTTACTCGTTTGGCGTAATTCATCATTCACCTAACCCTCAAAAAATAATCGACAATTGCTTGCGGTTATTAAAACCCGACGGTGTTCTTAAAATAATGGTGTATGCCAAAAACTCGTGGAAAAAAATGATGATTGACGGCGGGTTAGATCAATATGAGGCGCAATCGAATTGCCCAGTTGCTTTTACTTATACAAATGACCAAATATATAAGATGTTATGCGAATTTAGGAATATCCAAATTCAACAAGAGCATATTTTCCCATATAAAATACCCGATTACAAACAATATCGGTATATAAAAGAAGATTGGTTTGAACACATGCCTGATAATATATTTAAGGGCTTGGAGCAGAAACTAGGCTGGCATTTGTGTATAACTTGCCAAAAATAATACACACATCTGTATATAGTGTAACTACATAGAGCCATACCCATGAGCGAAGAAGAGAACGAAGAAGAGAGTAAATGGTACAATAATATATTCATCATCGATATACTCATCTTCATTTTTTCATTCGTGTTTTTAGCATTAGGCTGTCTTGTTATGTATATTTGCTACCCACCCGTATTGATGGCATTCCAGACGTAATCTGCGTATAATTAACCATAAATAATTGAATTTGTATGTATATACGTCTATTCAGAACTATATACATTCTTAAGTAAGCATTCATGTTTAACTCAACCAAATTAGTGATTATCGGCGTCGTCGTCGCAGTCGTATATTTTTTATTGAAGTTCATCGAAATGCGTTTTGCGGAACCCGAGAACCAAAAGCCAGTGAAGGTTCTTGTGCGTGACTCGATTGTTGTTTGTATTTCCGCGGTATTGGCGGTGTTTATATTGAACCAGTTTGAGAATATTGGCGGCGGCGGCGGTGCTGGTGGCGGTGGTGCTGGCGGCGGGAGCACACCGGCGGTATTCGTAGATACACCCGGATTTTAACTAATCTATGTGGGGGTGGGGGTGTTCTTGCTCACTTGGTGGTTCCGTGACCGGTTCGGCCGCCACTTGAATGCCGTTTTCATAATAATGTTTTCCAACTTGATTTAGATTGGATAACATCAACCACCACGCTTCTTTATAAGAATGCTCAGTGTAATTCAAGTCGGGCGCCCATTTCTCGCAAAAAGAGCGAACGTACGGCGCCGCCCATGCGTTTTTATATTGAGGCATAGACGGAAATAGGTGATGCTCGATTTGAAAATTGAGATACCCCATAATCCATGTGACGAGTGCCGACTTTGTAGATATATTGACCGTATGGTCTATCGCATATTCAAACCAGAGGAGATGTTTGTTCTCGGGAATCACGCCTGTATATGAATGCGAGAGAGAGAAGTGGCCAAACAAGTAAATGAAATTCCAGAAATTTGCCACCATAAGAAGAAAATACGAGAAGAATATACTGTATTCACCCGTGCTGTAGAAAATAGCAGGAATGACAATGTGTGATGCGCTCATGCTGACGACTTCAAGCGCCGTTTCAATATGAACATCTCTCGTCTTCGCTGAACATAATCGGTGGAAGACCTTCATTGGGTGAAGATAATAGGACCAAAACAAATGAACAAGGACGCCATTCACGAGAGGCAGAAACGTCCATGCTTGAAACCGCATCCACCACCGGCTCATAAACCGTGACGCTTCCTTTCCATTGGTGTTTTTCTCAAATGCGGTGTTGAAGAATGCGACAAACGGGGTTGTATCCAAATCAATGTCGTGTTTCACCTTCTGCGGTGTTGCGTGGTGTTTTTGATGCATCGAGTTCCATACAGATGAACTGACCCCGCCGCCAAACCCCATCGTCAATGTTTGAAGTACGCGGTCTATCCTACGAATACCGGTAAAACTAAGATGGCCGCATTCATGTTGAACCCAGCCGCATCGTGTCTTAAATGCGATGAACGAGAGAATGGATGCGTAAATGTTGTAGGATGCGAGCCACGTCCCTAGACTAAAATAAAATGAGAGTTCCAGAAGTCGAAAATAAACATGGATGTAATCCGGCTCAAAGCAACCATGATTGATGAGCTTCGCGCGCATCTCTCGGAAATCCGCCGTTATTTCTTGTTGGCGTTGGGTTAATTCAGGGACAGCCACTGCCGCAGCGCCCGCATCTCCCGACTCGTCATCATTATAATGCGGTAATGATTGAAGAACTTTGTGGGCCTTCTCTGATCGATAATGAAATTCGTGAAAGATTTCGGTCGCATCCGCGGTATTCTTCGCATAATTGATGATATTACCGCCTGGATGCTTGAATTCAGTGATATCATACGTGGTACCGTCGATGGTAATTGTATCGCTGTCGTGTGAATTACTCATTATATAATTACTGCGTATATTATTACAAATAATATGTTTATATTATATAATGAATGCGTCAGCCTCGATCATCAATGAGTTTCTTTCCGGACTCACGATTGCGTTATTGCTGATTCCCGAATCCATCGCATTCGCATTTATTATGGGATTGGCGCCGAATGTTGGAATTCAAAATACGATGGTCATGTCTCTCATAACATCATTATTTGGAGGAATGCCGACGATGATATCTGGGTCAACCGCAGCTGTAGCAACATCTATCGCCGGTGTAGGCACACTCGTTGGAAAGGAATACATTATCCCGACGGTTATAATCGGTGGTTTAATCCAGATGTTGGCGGCTGTAACGGGTTTATACAAATATGTGACTTATGTTCCGAAACATATCATGTCTGGGTTCTTAATTGCGTTGGCCGGTCTTATCGCGGTTCATCAACTCGATAATTTCAAAGATAAAGACCATAAATGGCTTACCGGATTGAAAATGGCGAATACAACTCTATTTACGATTGTATCTACGTTGATTGCGTTTTTCGGCGTTATAAAAATAACACATAGCAAAGACCAGCATATTCATATTCCCGGCGGCCTTGTTTCAATGTTGGCAATTACTGCCTTTATCTATATTTTTACGAAATATTACAATATAGACCGTGTTAAAGACGTTGGAGATATAATGTCGGAACTGCCTTCTCTCATATCACTGGACGTGTTATCCCCGAGTAAAGTAACATATGACATGGAACATCTTATAAAAATACTGCCATTTTCCGCCGCGATGGCATTTACAGGATTGTTAGAGTCGCTTATTATGGTGCGAGATACCGAAGCCGCACTAGGCGTGAAGGGCGATTCATATCGCGAGAGTCTTGTTCAAGGTATTGCGAATATCGCAACGGGACTCACCGGCGGTTTCGGCGGATGCGTTTTGGTCGGGCAAAGTAAGTTGAACTTATTCAACGGCGCGAAAACCCAGTTTTCATCTGTCATTACAAGTGTGTTGTTTATTGTGATATGTCTATTCTTCGGCCGCGCCATCAATGAAATCCCGATTGCTGCGGTAGTTGGCGTCATGTTGCTTGTCGTATATAAAACAGGTGACTGGGATAGTTTATTCAAACCACAGTCATTTGACAGGCGATGGGTCATCACGGTAATCACCGCAATTATTGGGTTTGTGTCAGGCAGTCTGTCGCTGGGCGTCGTTGCGGGCGTGGTTTTGGATAAGATGGTGGCGCGGATTTGAATACATAATAAACACAATTTCAATAATAATAATAATAATAATAATAATAATACTCATATATAGCAATAATCGCAATAATCGCAATAATCGCGATGTGTAAAATAAGTTTGAAAGCCTATGAAAAATTAAGTTCGTCGTCTGTTAAACTACGAATGCGCCCAGACTTCTACGTGAAATCTGCCCCACATGTTTTTTAAC